AAATTGAAAATTTGGTAATTTCTCTTCTTTGTATAATATACCATCTTTTGCAAAGATATCTGTACTTGAATACTTACCACTTACATCATTTAATTCAAAATATTTTGATATTCCACTTGATACTCGGTTGATACTTTTTATTTTTTTAATATTATTACCTAACGTAAGCGGTGCAATATTATAATCTTCAGCAGTTATCATTCTATTTTGAAGATAATAATTTTGCGGAGCTTTAGTTTTAATACTTGCAATTGATTCTGCTCCGCTGCTGTTAGTAACAGTATATTGTAAACTTAACGTAAGTGTAAGCTGATGTGAATTTCCTGCTTTATTAATATAAGGAATTATAATGTTAATACCTGCCATTTGATCTGGTGTGATATTATAATTCTGTCCATTACTTTGACGATAAAATAATTGAAAATTACCTGTTGGTAAACTGCCAAAACTGCCATCAGCAAAGTTTAAATCAATTTGATCATTTGCTCTTGAAGTAACTGCGTAAAAGGTTTTTACATTATTTGCAATATTATTAAAAATTGCATTATTACCAACGAGTGCATCAACTTTAGTCCATAATGTATCATAGGTTCCTGCAGGACTTAATTGCCATAACCAAACATCGGTATTATTAATACCATTGGCATTTATACCAATTATTTCGTTTGGTACCGGATTTGATATACTAAAAGCCGATGATGCAATTGTTCCTTGACGAAAATGAACAAAAAATCCTGAATTAACCGACCCTGCTCCTTGATTATCGTTTTGAAAAATATAACTAAATCCTCCTCCTGGAACTGGGGGTTCTTCATAAATGAAACTTTGTCCAGCAAATGTTGCACCAGTAATTTCAAAAGTCATATTGCTACCATTAATTGTTTTAGTAATGGTATAGATTGGAAGATCAGTACCTGATGAATTAATAGTATACTGATCAGTTGAAATACCATTTATAACCGAGCTGTTATATGGTTTTCCAAATGAGCCCGATCCACTCATAGCAGAATTAAGTATACTAATAAATTGTTGATACCAATTTGTATTCATCGGATCATTCCATGCAATTAATTGATTTGCAAGATTAGTTCCATTAGCATCAATCACACTATCGGTAGTGCTAATTGCTGATATTTTTAATAACCCATTAGCAGGAATATTACGTGTTGGATTATAACTAATAAGTTGTGCTAAACGTAAGACACTGTCTTTGCGTTGGGCAGTTTCTAAAAAATTTTCTCTTGCATTTAAATCAATTCGAAAACTTAAATTCTGTCCTAGATAAGCAATAAGATCAATTAATGCAATATATTCGCTTGAATCTATATAATCATTAAATTCTTCTGGATAGGTTTCTCGCAGATAGGTGATCATCGTGCGACGTAGAGTATCAAAGTCGTAACTTTGAAAGTCTGCATTGCGAAAACTTTGGTAGATTTTTACCCAATCTTCCGCAACTAATAATTTTGTTTTTGTTGAAGGTATCATATGTTATGCCATTCTCGTAGATAACATATTTATTGAAATTATTAACCAGGTATATTATTGTTGTGTTACAATACCTAATTCTTTATCAAATGCAAGATTCATTTGTACACTAACATTTTCAAGTGTGTAGAATAATGTTGATTCAATTATCATTCCATACTCTGCATCTGTTATTTGAATTTGAGTTGGTGTTACTCGTGGATCATAATTTAAAATTCTAGTAACATCTTCACTAATTAATTGTTTAATATCATCAGTAAATGGTTCAAATATTAGACTCCAAATTATTGTTCCAAATTCTGGATTCATTACACGTTCTCCTTTTTTAGTTTGGAACATGTTTAAAATATCTTGTTGAATTAATGAAAAATCGTATATTTTATTAGTCAATGCAGTATCATTGGATGTTGTAAACCCTTTATAGAATTGACTTTGTTGTACACTAGATTGATTACTAACATTATTTGGTACAATTATAATATTTTTATATGCCATACTTTATTTATTAGCCTGAAGAAACTGGATTTGGTGATGGCTCAATTCCTTGCGTTGTAAATTTTGCTTTATATTCATCAAAAAACTGTTGACGTTTTGCAAGTGCATTTGTTCCACCGTTAACAATCTTTGTAACAGCCACACAATTATTCCAATCTACTTCTGAGGTACGACTTTTCTTATAAACATTAAAAAACCAAAGAACACTTTTTGCAGCCCAATCAATTTGTTCGACTAATTCAGGCTGAGAAATAAAATCAATATCAAAATACGAACTCATACTTCTATAATTGTCTTTTCCTGTACATTGAATAAATCCACGTCCTTTATATTTTATACCATCTCCGGGAGTTGTATTTCCGAGATCTGATCTCCCTTCATATTCTTTTCCACTTGCATATTCGCGCAATGTTCGAAAATAATCACTTTCAACTTTACATTGAGCCATCCATGCAGCTAATTTAATAGGATCTGTAACTCCGCCTTGCACCAAAACTGCTTGAAGGTATGCTTCATTTGCAGATGATGATTTTGAACTTGGAGTTGCAATAGGTTTTGAATTAATCGGTGCTGCTCCACTTCCGCTTGTTGGGTTATTTTTTACATCTACCGGTTGTTTTACTTGTACATCAGTATTTGCTGATGAAAATTGAGCCGGATTAATATTTTCATGTTGGTCCCACGGTTCATGTGTAGGAATACGCTGCATGATACTTGTGATATTCCCAATTTTATAGAAGTTTCCATTTGTCCACCCTGCTTCAAATGCTCTATTAGGAAGATCAAATGTATCTAATCTATCAGGTATAACTGCTTCGGTTGCACCATTTGCAGCAATAGGTGCCGGACTTCCGTTATCATTTAGTTGAATTTCTGTTCCGGTAATATAAACAGAAGCAGATGATTTTTCAATATGATTTCCTTCTGCAAAAATGTTTGAACTTGCTCCAGCTGTAACTTTCCAATCTGTTCCTACTTTTAAATTCATATCCGCAACAGATTCAATATTAACAGAAGAATTACTTTTAATACTGGTTTGTGCTCCAGATGTTGTGCGTAATTCTGATCCAACCGAAACTTGAAGATTATTGCCAATGTTTATTTTTCCTTCATTGTCGCAAATTAAATAAAATCTATCTTGGCAATTTATTTCTATTCCTCCACTAGCATTAACATTAATATTTCTTCCAGCTTCTAAATTAATGTCTCGATCTGCTCGAAAATTAAAATCTTGCTCCGTATGAATACTAATACTATCTTCTGCATATACATCAATTTTTCCATTACTTGTTAATTCAATCCATGCAGTTCCTTTACTATTTCCAATATATATTAAATCTGATGAATTATGTAAAAGAATTTGATGGCCTGTTCTTGTACGAATTCGAACTAATTCATTTAATCCATCTTTATCACCATCATCCATTACAAACGAAGTTCCACCTAACCGACTTACTGGATACCGAATTGTGGTACTATCACGTGTAATATATCCTTGTTGTGCATTTGCACTTGTATCAATTGGTCCTGGTGTTGAAATTCCAAAAACTTGAGAAGGCACTTCTCTCCGAGCCGAACTAGAAGTTACTCCTCGAATTGTATCTAATAATAACCCTTGCTGTAACAATCTATCAGCAAATGGATGAATTGGTTTTGTAAAAGCTTCCGGATTAGGATTATTCATATTACGTCCGGCTTTTTGGAATTCAGCAACAGGTAATAATTTTGTTCCATATCTATCTTCGTCGCCAGGCCCTATTGCAGAAAATTTACTTGCTGCAAGACCCGGAACCATATGATTTTGATACATATCAGGGATACATCCAAACCAATACCCTTGATTAATATCTCCATCAATAAACAATACAATTACAGTGGTGCCTATATCCGGAGGCACCATCCAAAATCCTGATGATTTTTGTACATCATTAAATTTAGCAGAATCATTTCCTTCAAACGCCGCCGAGGTAACACTATAAAATGGTGTACAATATCTTACAATTACATTAGACGAAGCTGTTTCAGGTTGTCCAGGTAATGCTCTCATAATTGAAACTTCTAATGATCCCATATAGCTTGGATCAAGATGATTTACAATCTTTGCAAGAAAAGGACCAGGCCCGATATTTTGTAATTGACTTGACCGTGTATTAATACCCATTATCCACCTAAATTTCCTAAAATATTATTTGTTTGTACTAATTTAGCCAACGGACTTTGTTGTAAACTTCCATATTGACTTGCTACCGAAATACCTAAATTATTCTGAGTTTGTGTTATATTTGAAATGTTAATGCTATTACTTTCAATCGATCCTAACCCAATATTAGCTGGCATAATTCCATCAACTGCATTTTGTGCTAATGACCCAACAGTGTTTACTACACCAGCTGCTACTCCTATTGTTGTATTAACTATCATACTTGCTTCCGAGATCGCAGCCGAGGCCACATCTAATACTCCGCCTGCAATATCAGCACCAGCTGTAAGTAATCCAAGAGGATTGGTAATTTTATTAATTGCAGTTAATGGTGATAAATTTGTAAAACCATCTAACATCGATGTAGCATCACCGTATTTAGATGATATCAATGCCGGTAACTCCGGATCAACTAAAGCTGCTGGTGCAGATACCATTGCTTGTGTTGCAGGTAAATTTTTTAATTTATCTCCCATTAAATTAGCAAAACTTAATCCTTGTTCACTTAACTTTCCTAAATCAACATTTTCTGGGACACTTTTAGCAACTTCTTCAAATTGGTCAACTAGATGACTTAATTGTGATGATGCAAGCCCTGCAAGTGCCGATGGGTCAATTCCAAACTTTGATCCTATAGCATTAATATCAAGAGATTGTATATTTTGTAATCCTGAGATTGCATTAGTTGTGTTGTCAATTATTCCACTAACTGTATCAATTCCCATGGTCGCTAGAGATGCTGCATCAGTAACTAATGTTGAAGCAACATTTCCAACTGCTGTTGGAATTGAAGAGATCCCACTAACAACATCAGATGCAAGTTGAAAAGGTGCATTTACAATACCAGCAATAGATCCCATAGTTAACCCTGCAGCAGCAATATTTGCCGCAGGAAGATTTGGTGTCGAACTCAACGAACTTAACCCAGAAGCAGATAATCTTATTCCGCTTGTTAATGAATTTACTCCAGATAACGGATCAATTCCAAGTTGATTAGTAAGATTGCCAATACTTCCTGCTACTCCGCCAACTTGGGTTAATACATCAGTTACAACTCCTCCAACTGAAGAAATTGCAGAAGTTGCTCCACCAACTAGAGAATTTGTAAAATTGTTAATACTGCCCGGTAATCCAAAACTTGGCAATCCTCTATTCAATAAATTAGTAAAATTAAAATCACTTGGACGAATTCCTGTTCGTAAAATTGTTATCGGTGCTGTATCTTTAGTAACTTGTTGTCCCGGTTTTTGTATAGTTTTATAATTTGGTGCAGGTTTTTGTGTCTCTGATTCAATAATTTGTCCAGGAATTCTTAAAATATCCAATGCTTGAAAAAATGTTCCGTCCTTAAATGTATTTTTAAGAGTGGTAATGCGATAAACTCCACTAAAGGATAAAGGAGAGACGCCAAAATCAACACCACCTGTTTTTGCATTAAGGTCAATTGGATTTTTAAAATTAATATTAATGAACACATCACCTTGAGTAGTAGGTGCTTGTCCATCGTTTGTGAGCATTGGTTCTTTAAGATTAAGATCTGAGTTTGCCATTCCTCCGGTAACAAGAAAATACGGATCTCCTAAAATATCAAGAGTTCCTTGAATCATATCAACATTATTTAAAACTGCATTATGTAAATTCTGTGCTAATTTGTAATAAGGAGTATCAGGAGTTTGCCCAGCTTTGGCTTTTGCTTCAAAACTATCTTGCGATGCATCAACCATTGTTTTAGCAATAGGAGTTGAGTTTGCTGATTGATTTCGTTGATCAATTACTGCACTTGATTTATCTTGTTTTACTTGCGGTATATTATCTGCACCTGCTGCTTTTGATTTTTCGTTATCAGCTGGACGATTTCCTAACATTGCCGGAATAGATGTAAAATATAAATTGTCAAACTTAAGAGCAAATTTTATAATATCTTCATTTTTTCCAGTATAAATGTAATTGTATTCTCTTTTAATTTGTTGTTTTATCTCTTTAAGATCAATTTTTCCTTGTTCTTGTCCCGGAATTCGAGAATAATGCATTTGATACGGTTCAAGTACATATCTATAATTATTAAAACGAGAATTATTAACAGTATTTTCTCCTAATATATCAGTTTCTAATCGAACTGTAAAATAGGTTACTAATCCATTTCCTTGTTTTACTTTATCTAAATTTTGTAATAAATTTTGCGTATATTTGCTATCTCTAACCACCGCTGCAATACAATCATGAATCTGACTTCCTGCGGTAAAATGTACTGTTCCATTTTTAGGATTAAGTTTACCTGTTGATGAATTTGTTGTAGAATTCGTTGATGCCGATCCTGGAACTGCTGCCGAAATATATCCATCTTTTACCTGAGAAGGTTCTGCCATTTGAAAAACATTAACCGACGTTAAATCATCATTCATTGCAGCATTAATAATATCACTTGTAGAATTTGTATTTGAATTAGATAAAACTGAACTTTTAGTATTTTGAGGATTTCCTACAGTAACTAATTTAGGACAGGAAATTTCATATGTATCATATCCTTTTTGATCAGTTTGTTTGTTCGTACGATCAACAACCATCTGATTGATCGCTTTAAAAAAGTTTTTAAGGACGTCACCTACTGTATTTCCTTCAAGTTTAATATTTGTCGTTAATGCATTAGGTGCGCCTAATCCCATTTGATTTACCGGAACTGAATCAACTTTATAATGCGTTCCGGATTCACTAACATCAACTTCAATTGAGGTAATAGTAATTGGAAAATATCTAGTACTCATTGGAATTATTTCAGGTCGAGCATTTATTGATTTATCTGGCCATCCTTGAAACTGAACTCGTAATGCAAATACTGCGTTCATATAATCACTATATCCTGCTGCTTTGGCTGCAACTTGTAATGCTTCAATAAACCCATTCATACTATATGGTTCAAAAACATCAAATGTAATATTTGTTGCAATTGCTGATCCACTTTGTTGAGTTCCTGCTCCAATTAAACTATCAACTGAAATATTATCAATAAACATGTCAAACCTTCCAGGACTATCAGTATTAAATCCGTTGATTAATCCAGAAGTATCAGTATTATTACCGGCATTAACATTTAATCCTTGATTACTAATTTTAATACCGTTGGTGCCTTTGCCTGCAGAATTTAAAACAGCAAATTGTCTTATATCTCTCTCTAAAAATGAATGATTTGATATTGCTTCAGGAGTTAATGCACCTAATGTCCAGTTGTATGTAAACGATCGGTAATTGTATAATATATTTGATTCTGTGGCCGGAAGAGTTTTTGGTCCATTTTTAAATAAATTACCATCAGTTGACGGAGAGGTTTCAGTTGAAGGTTGACTAGATTTTATTGTTGCATCTGTCATGTTTTATCCTAATGCTTTTTTAATATCAGCAAGTTGAGGAAGAAATATTACTTGCCCAGGCACAAAATCATATACCGAATCTCTAAGTACATCTTTATTTCGTACAGCAAACACCCACCATAATTGTGAATCACCATATATATCATATGCTAATAAATCTGGACGATGCATGTACAACGAAGTTATTTGAAATTGTATATCTGTTAATTGTCCCGGAATATCTATAAAATTTATAATGTCAAGATAACCGTTGACTAAATCTGTCTTTGTATACGGACTTAACTTATTGTATATTGAACTCATTAAATATATCCTTTACCTTGTAATCCACCATTATTCCAACTTTGAACACCAAACGCTAGCATTTCTCTACGACTATACATAATATTCAATGTTAAGCTTATTGTGCTAATAACCGGAACCATACTTTGTCCATATGTTGTTGGACTTCCTGCTCTACCAACTGATATATAATCAACATTATCAGGTAAATCATGTTTCCAACTTGCAACCGAAACTGGAACATTATTCATCATATAATCACCATAGGCATCAAATCGGCACACCGGAGGCGGAGTTCCTGCATCCGGATCATTACCAAATTTCATTTTAATCAATGACCGTAACGTATGAATTACTCCTAATAATACTGCTCCTTCAAATTCTGATTGAACTGTAAACTTTGCAGTAACAGTTATTGGTCCAACTGAACTGTTTCTATAAAAATATAATGGAAAATTTGAATGAAGTGGATTTTGGGTGGAATAATTTGCTTGATTTTCTATTCCAATAGTCGGAGTATATGGAAATAAAATACCACCATTTTTTTTAATGATGTTATCTGGGCCAGCGGCTGGCCCAACAAGATAATCAGCAGGAATACGAAGTTTTGCCCTCATATCTTTTGCACCTGACCATTGTGCTAATGCACCCGGTGTTAATGGACGAGTTGCACCGAACGGAATTGAAGTTCCAAACCCCAAAGTTGACGAAATTGTCTGGCCAAGTAATTGACCAAGTACTGGTATATCTGTAATTGCCATATTTGATTCCCTTATTGTATATTTAACCAAATAAATAATATGCTAAGTTAATTATTTAGTTGACTTTATTTGATTTTTTTAGTATACTTAAAGAACATAAGGAGAGTGCAACACAATGAAAGACACAATTATAAAACCATCAGGAAGAAAACAAAATTATCTTAATAATAAAGATTTGTTAGCAGAGATACACAAAAGCAAAGCAAGTTTTAGTAGTTATACCAGTAACGATTATATACAACACGATATTATCTTATCATCATTAGATAAGATTGACGAACAATCAATTGAAGATGCAAAACGAGCTCGGGCAAAACGACAAGGATTAATAGCATTTAATACTGCTCGAATTGCCGGAGATTCAAAAATAAAAATTTCTGAAACAACACCAGATTATAATTTAATTAATAAAGATGCATTAATTATTAGAATTATGACATTTGACCATATTCCTTTAGCCCCGGGTCGTAAAAAAACAACAAAAACAACTGCTGATCTGCATGAAAAAGTAAACTTTCCTCCATATCAACATTGGAAGTTTGATGAAAATGATTCATTAATATGCGTTGGCAAAAGCCATTGGAAAGGAGATGTTACGTCAGGACATTTTAGTAAAGATCACGGTCGCATTTCTGAAAATTTAGGACGAATGTTTATTAAACTTACCGAACGATATGCTCAAAGAAGTAATTGGCGAGGATATACTTACGTAGATGAAATGAGAGGTCAGGCAGTTCTTCAATTAAGTCAAATTGGGTTACAATTTGACGAATCAAAATCAGAAAATCCATTTGCATATTTTACTGCTGCTATGACAAATTCTTTTACTAGAATATTAAATTTAGAAAAAAAAGTACAAAACATACGAGACGATATGTTAGAAGATGCCGGGTTAACTCCTAGTTCCACTCGACAAAGTAGTCAAGAATTTGCAGAAGAAAATGCAAAACAAGCAGAACTTTATAAAAAATTACGTATGCCTAAAACAGAAGAAATTATTAATGAAGAGATCAAAGATGACGGATGATGATTTGAGATATTTTAAAGAAAAATACAAACGAGACCAAGCGTTAGGCAGAAAATTAGCAGCAGAAAAGTCTTTTAGACAATACAAACTAGCAAAAGAAATTTTTGAGAAACAAAATGACACAACTGTTTAAAAAAGTAGCATGTTTTACAGATTTACATATAGGTCTAAAAAGTAATTCAACAACACATAATCAAGATTGTGAAGAATTTATTGATTGGTTTATTGCAAAAGCCAAACAAGAAGGTGCAGAAACTTGTATTTGCTTAGGCGATTGGAGTCATAATAGAAATAGTTTAACATTACCATCTCTTAATGTAAGCATTAGATGTTTAGAAAAGTTAGGTAAAGCATTTGATCAGTTTTTTTGGTTTCCCGGTAACCATGATTTATTCTATAAAGATAAACGTGATATTCATAGTTCAGAATTTGCAAAACATATTCCTGGTGTAACCGTAATTGATAAAGTTACTACTATTAGTGATGTAACGTTAGTTCCATGGCTTGTTGGTGAAGAATGGAAAACTATCAGTAAAATTAAAAGCAAATATATGTTTGGGCATTTTGAATTACCATTATTTTATATGAATGCAATGGTACAAATGCCCGACCATGGCGAATTACAAGCTAATCACTTTGTACATCAGGAATATGTGTTTAGTGGACACTTTCATAAACGGCAATCACGCGATAAAATTGTTTATATCGGAAATGCTTTCCCTCACAATTTTGCCGATACCTGGGATGATGAACGCGGGATGATGTTGTTAGAATGGGGCGGAACTCCAAAATTTTATAATTGGGAAGATGCTCCAAAGTTTAGAACCATAAAACTAAGCGATCTAATCGATCGTAAAGATGAAATTATGAAATCAAAAATGTACTTAAAAGTAAATTTAGATATTGACATAAGTTACGAAGAAGCTAATTTTTTAAAAGAAACATTTATTAGTGATTATGATATCAGAGAAATTAGTCTTATACAGGAAAAAAATTCGGTCGAAGGAACAACAGATGACAATCCTGATGTAGAATTTGAATCAGTTGATCATATTATAACTGATCAAATTGTTGCAATTGAATCAGATTCGTTTGATACTTCATTATTATTAGACATTTATAACAATCTATGACATTTCAAATAAAATCAATCTCATGTAAAAATTTCCAAAGTGTTGGTAATGTATTGCAAGCAGTATCGTTTGAAAAAGAACATCTTACTCTTGTACTTGGAGAAAATTTAGACCTTGGCGGGGACTCTGGAGATTTTAGAAACGGGGTCGGAAAATCAACTATGCTTAATGCATTAAGTTATGCATTATATGGTCAAGCTCTTACCAATATTCGCAAGGAAAACTTAATTAATAAAACTAATGGTAAAAATATGTCGACTTCTGCCGAAATTGAAGTAAAAGGAATTAATTATCGTATTGAAAGAGGCAGAAAACCCAATTTTCTTAAACTATTTGTTAATAATCAAGAACAAACTGCAACTGATATAGTTGATGATGCACAAGGTGATAGTAGAGAAACTCAAAAATATATTGAACAACTTTTAGGTATGAGCCATACTATGTTTAAACATATAGTTGCGTTGAATACTTATACAGAACCGTTTTTAAGTATGCGGGCATCTGATCAAAGAGAAATTATTGAACAGTTGCTTGGAATTACTGTTCTGTCAGAAAAAGCAGAAAATCTTAAGCTTCAAATGAAATCAGTTAAAGATGATATTCAATTAGAATCTTTTAAAATTGACGGAATTAAGATTGCAAATGAGAATGTACAAAAAAGTATTGATAGCTTAGGTATTAAAAGCTCTGCCTGGGAATCTAAAAAGAATAGTGAGCTTGAAAACTTAGGAAAGGCCATAATGCAGTTAAGTTCAGTTGATATTGATGCAGAACTTAATTCACATGAAACATTAAAACAGTGGAATATTAATAATAATAAACTTAAAGATCTTAATAAACAAAAAGCAATGTTAGAATCTGCATTAAGTCAGGCACAAAAAACATGCGACAAATATATTAAAGAACTTGAAAGTTTATCAAATAAAACATGTCATGCATGTGAACAGGCATTACATGATAATAAACATGAAGAATTGGTATTAATTGCATCTACTCATTTAGAAGATTCTCAAATTTATCTTAATAAAGTAGCAGTTGATTTAGAAAATATATTAGAAGAAATTAGTACAGTTGGTAATTTACCAAGGCCGCCTATTACATTTTATGAAACCGAAACAGAAGCACAAGGACATAAAAATAATCTTGCAAATCTTGAGAAAAAATTAGAAGAAAAAATCGTTGAAAATAATCCATATAACGAACAAGTTGAAGAATTAAAAAATACTGCTTTACAAGAAATTTCTTGGGATACAATAAACAAACTATCTAAAATAAAAGAACATCAAGACTTTTTATATAAACTTCTTACAAATAAAGATTCGTTTATACGTAAAAAAATTATTGATCAAAATCTTAGCTATCTTAATAAAAGATTAAGTTATTATACTGAAAAAATAGGTTTACCTCATAAAGTTGTATTTCAAAATGATCTAAATGTTGAAATAACACAGTTAGGGCAAGAGTTAGATTTTGATAGTCTTTCAAGAGGTGAACGTAATAGACTTATTTTAAGTTTAAGTTTTGCATTTAGAGATGTTTGGGAAAATTTATATCAACATATTAATTTATTGGTAGTAGATGAGCTTCTTGATTCAGGAATGGATCCAGCAGGTATTGAGGCAGGGTTAAGTGTTTTAAAGAAAATGGCACGTGAACGAAATAAAAATATCTTTTTAATTTCGCATAAAGATGAATTAATAGGACGGGTTGATAGTATTTTAAAAGTTATAAAGTGCAACGGCTTTACAAGTTACGATTCAAATCCAGAATATGTGGGGGCCGCATGAGTGATCTGATAAACAAGTATGTTGAACAGCATGACACATTTGTCGAATTGCTAGTCAAATATTATTCGTTACATGAAAGGTTTGTAGAAAGACAAAGCCCGGAACGTACATTAGAGTTACGTAATATATACAAAAAAATGCGATTAGCATTAAAGAGTATGGAAAAAACCGCACAAGAAAGAATGCACGAACGCAGGATTGAGTGGGGATTAGTTAATAGATTACCA